CTTGTTTTGCTTTCTCGTATTGAGCCAAAACTGCGTCTAATGAATTTGTCGCCATAGTGTTTAAAATATTTAAAGGTTTATAAAAGTATAAGTGTCAGCCGTGTGTTTGTCAAATTGTTTTGTAAAAAAAAAGACGGTCCTAAGACCGTCATATCTATCTTAGTTGTTGAAATGAATTTGGTTGTGTTTCATCACCAAAATTTCTAAATGTTTTTTGTATTTCATTAGGTGAATAATCTTCAACATCGTTCTGAGTTAAAACATATTCATTTTTTCCCGATTTTTCCATATCATCTTCTTTATCTTCAAAAAAATCAGATAATTTTTGATTAAATGGCCCTGAGTCTAAACTCCTTAATTCTAATTTTTCTTGAGGAGTTTTTTCTCTGTATTTTTCAATTTTTTGTTCTAAATCATTTAATTTAGTCATAATACCATCCATTTCACCAAGTTTACTTTCTAAACCGTCTAAATGTTTGAATAAGTTATCAAAATACTCTTCTTGTTTTTGTTCAACTTTTTTCTGAGAATTTACCAAATCGGTAATATCCATTTCTTCAGTACCACCAACTTTACCTTCGTCACCTAATTTTTCAACATCAGGGTCGTTTGCCAAATCCACAGGTTGTGGACCTGCGGGTGCTGCCGGAGCAGGTGCCGCAACATTTGGGTCAACAGGAGCCGGAGCTCCACCCGCTGGTGGTAAGGCGTTTGGGTCTTCACCCGGAGGTGGAGGTAATGTAGCGTCTTGTTCTACAATATAATTATTAATTGAATTATATCTAGCAATTTCTTCTAAAATTCTATTGTCTATTTTTTTCATTTTATCCGTTTAATAATTGTTTTACACCAGTTGTTGTTTCAACTTGTATTTTTCTATTTTGACTCATTGTATTGTCAACTCTTTCTATTAGACCATCTTTCATTCTAATTGTATAACAATCACCCGATTCTAAATCACAAACTTGTTTTGAACCGTTACCCATATCTTTTTCAGTTGTACGGGTTTTTTTACCTAAGTAATTTTCTAATAATGATTTTGTATCCATAATCTTTTTATATATAAATATCTGTTTATTTGTAAATGTTACTGAGTAAATGGTGCACTAACTAAAGTAATTGGGTCCGATTCCAAAGGTCCTTTAGGATAATATTTCACAATCATAGTATATATTCCAGGATTTTTACCATTTACAGTACAAGTTCTAGCTCCTGAACCTGAAAGACATCCATATGTTACTATATTATTATTACCATCCTTAAAGTCTGTACCACCTTCATTTTTGTATTCATAATTAGGGTCAAGAATTACTAAAACAATAAATTTACCATTATTTTGTTGTATGTTATAGTAACTAGCGTCAATACCTTGTATTGTATCAAACATACCTATATTAACTATCTTAAGATATGATGGTGGTTGTGGGACATTTGCCGGTGGTGGTACCGCCGAAACATTACCGGTAACCGGATTAATAATATTAATCGCCTCTTGTACTCTACTTTCAATATTTGTAATATCAGTAGGATTCATTGTTGTGTATTCATCTTCATTTTTAGGATTACCATTATCTGAATATAATATTAAAAATTTAGCAATATCTTTAGCATCAATAGTTTTAATCACACTAACTCTGTTTGAATATCTTTCAATTAAAAAATTAATATGGTCATTAACACTATTAAAGATGGCATACGCTGTCTGAGTTTTACTATCAGGTGAATTACTCGAATCGCAATAATACTTAGTCATAAAATATTTATCCCCTGTTGCCCCCCAATATGGATTTAAATTAACACCACTATAATTATGACCAACCGTTTGAAGTTTAGACCCGTTTGATGAACTTAAATACATTTTAGCAAAAACTGCGTATCTAATTTTGTTATCAGTATTTGTTGATATTATTGAAATAACATCTGAATAATTAACAGTAGTTGCTGAAGGTTTTTCAAGAGTATACTTATCATAATCACTAATTGGTTTACACGTTTGTGTACTATCACTTTTAGTCCCAACAGGGTTAGTTAAATTTTTAACCTTATCTTCTTTCTGTTTTTTAATGTTTGTATTACTAGTTGTCCCTGTTGATGAAGCTTTTGCCTTATCAGCCTTTTCTTGAGCAACTTTATCAATAATTGTTTTTAATAATGTTGTTTTAAGAGATTGTAAATAATTTTCAACCTTAGGTAATGATGCCGTTGGTTGTCTAATACCCTCAATAACCGTTTCAAAATGACCCGGATTAATAGTATGATTAACACTTGTAATCATATACGGACCACTAAACATTGGTACATTTCTTAAATTAAAATACATTGTTGGTTGTATTATCGCATTCCCCATCATAGTAATGGTACAAGAATAACTTCTATTTTTGTATACGTTATATAATGAAGTACTTTGTGTTGAACCTCCTCTATTACCGGACTGATTCGCCATTTGGTTAATAACCTCCAAAGATTCCGCAGTTGATTTACCGGGATTTTGGGATACATTAAACCCTTGAAATATTGATTGATTTTGAGGTCCAATATCCACATTAAATCCGACCACTTTGTTTGATTTATCCCAATCTTTTTTTCCAATTTGGTTTTCCAATAATGGGTTATCACTAGCACGTCTTAAATCAAACGCATCATTTCTAAAACGATAATCAACGTTATTTTTTAAATCTAATTGTTCACTTGGTTTACCACCATAAAAACAAACCATTTTTGCGGAAGAGTTTCTATAATCAACATTTAAGAAAGTCCCAAACATTATATTAGCAAATTCCAAAGTACCATCAGGATTTGGTTTAGCGTTTTTAACCGCGTCTTGTACATTATAGAAATTAATATATGATGGGATATTCATAACAACAAAATTATTTTCAACTAATATTGTTTGAACATAAGTTAACATATTTGATTTAACATTGATATCTGTTAATCTATCTTTTAATTTAATAACATCAACCAATATTTTATCACCAACATCACGACTCGCTCTATCCAACAATAATATATCCTCAAATAATGTTTTTGTTTTAAAATCATTACCGGCAATCCATTTATCATTAGTAGCTTTGAATGATTCCCATAACTCCACTTTACTTTGTGGACTATCCAACACACTTGTTGTTTTTTGTTGAGGCGTATCATTAACATTAGGTAACTCTTTTTGAAGTTTAATCATCAAATTATCTAAAATCTTTTTATTGAATGCGTCTATACCATTTAAATAATCATTAATTAATATAATGAATTTATCATAATTCAATGTTGGGTCTTTTAATTTTTGAGTAGCGTAGACTTTAATTATTGGATATAAATTAGTTATACTTTCAACAGTAAACGCAACATTACAATCAATAAAGAAATCGGTTATATATGAACCACCATCTTTATATGTTAATTCAGGTATGTCAGAAAATCCAACATATGTTCTCAAAGCATTCCAAGCACTTGGATATGTTGTTTGTGACAAAGCTAACGTTGTTTGACTTGGTAAACCATTTGGTGTATTAGGGGCATAATAGTCCCACGTAAAAGGTGACGTTATATCGTGTTTTGAAAATGTATAAAACAACCTTTTGTCAAACCCTCCCGGATTACCATACTTAAACACAATATCATAATTTAAAAATTGTGTAATAAGATTTGATAAATTAGTTAATTGTCTTGATTGAATATCAATAACTGTACCGTCACTTCCTAATCCATTAACCGTAGGTACAATCATCATACTTGTCATTAATTTTTGGAAATTACCAAATGACTTATCTGTTTCCGTATCTACCTCTGAATCGTCTTCATCAAAAGTATAAATTGATTTAGAAAATTCTAAAAATTTAGTCTCAAACTTATCTAATATGTTTTTTTCAAAAACAGAAAACATTTCACTAATGTTTGTATAATCATCACTAACCCCATTAAATGAATAATTTTGTTGAGCACTTTGACTCGAAAACACTTGTTTTAAATATTGGCTAGGACTTGGTTTAACTAATTTGGTGTTGTCAAAATAACCATAGTTTGGTGCCGACCAAAATAATCTAACAGACCCATTATACATAGACGTATTACCGGTAACCTCAATTTTAAGACTACCATCAGGGTTAAAACACTCATTAAATGTTTGATTAAATAATGAACCTTGAGAAGGAATTATATATGATGATATTTTATCCGGTGTCTTAACTGATACTGACCAGGGAATTACTTTAATAAATCTACTGTTACCTGTTGAGGCAACAGAACCATTAATAACACTATCAACAACATTATTTAATGTCACACCTTTATTAAACCCATTTTGTATGTCCGCATTAGTAAACCCTGAATAAACTTCAAATCCTTGATAAAAGACATTGAAGTCATTTATTAATTTTGGGTAGAAACCTGTATTAATTGTTGTTGTGTTTGCTGAAAAATTTGCAGAAAATAATGGAAAACTTGTATCTACAGTATTTTGTAACACAACACTAGTCACACCTGTTTGACCAGGAATTGTGAATGTGTATGTTTTAGTTGGGTTAGAACTAACAGGGTCATAATTTAAATTAGAATCAAAATTTTTCCAAGAGTTGTCTAAAATATCTACACCATTATTAACATATGTTTTATAACGATACCAAATAGACCCCATCTTTAATATCCAAGCGTAAGGCATTTTATGGACTGCACCAAATTTCTTTAATGTTGCAAAAAGATAATCTAAATCTTTTTGAGTACCACCTTCATATGTTTTTGATTTTTCACGTAAAGTCGTTAATGGTAAACTATTTAAAAACAAATATGCTGACGATACATAAGGGTATTGGTCATTATTTTTAAATTTACTAACACCCTCTTGAATTGAGTTAATAAAATAAGGCGTGTTAAACATTGATGTTGTTTGATAAGTACTAACCCCACCACTATAATTATGGTATACAATATCTCCCTCTGTTGGTAATTGAACATCATAAGTTCTTGTACTATAGAAATTACTTAAATTAGTTTTATCAACCACCGGAGCAACAATTGTTTTATAAACAAAATTTGTTATTGGTCTATTCACATCGACCGATTGAGTGTCTGTGAAATTTGAAATAATTTTTTTATTTAAATTATATGTTAATCCTTTGGTTGTATTAAATACCAATCTATAGTCTAAACTACTCCCATTAGCCAATCCACCCTGAATCCATTTTGTGTTTGTAAAAGGATATGTATCTTCTAAATCAACATCATTAGATGTTGTTGAATTAGTTATATATTGAGTGACCAAACCTTCGTTATTTAAGGAAACTAATGGTTGAGACAAACTATCTGTTAAGATATCCGAATTAATAAATTCAAATCCTGCATTCTCAACAATGTTTTTAATATACCCTGTATTGAAAATACCTCGTATATAGTTTTGCCAACTCTCACCAACCCCTTCATTTGAAATTTGTTTTAAAACACTTTCAAAATTTGTTCCATTAAACCCATACTCTTTTAATTTTTTAATTAAAAATGGATTATCCGTACCTAAACTATTTTTAATATTAATTGTTTCACCGTCCGCGATTATATTCGTGATATTATTTGTGTCACCCACATTATTGGTCGCTCTACTTAATCTTGAATAATGTGAACTAAAATAAACTCTTTCATATATTTCATAGAAAAATTTAACATCTTCTTTATTATTAAAGACCGCATTACTAATCGGAAATTCGATAGCATTTAATGAAACTCTCTTAGGTTCCGTCAAACTATTTGATGTTGGTGCCACCGGAGATGGTGGACTTTCTCTCTGTACAAAGGCTCTTAAAAATTCTTCAACAAATTCTATTTCCGGCCAAACATCATTTAAAAACCCTTTAGTTTCCCCAATAATATCATTATCACCAGGATATCTTAATTCATATTTTTCTTGACCATTTTCTCCTGTTGTTTCTTTAATAACTTGAGGCCAAGGATAAACAGGTTGATTTACATCATCCCCTGAATTTTTATTATCGGCACTTGCTCCCGCAATTTGTTTATTAAAGATAACATTCTTTCTAATTTTGTTATCTCTCTGTTCCCAAGCTTTTGTATGAACATCATCCATTAAACGTAAGAAAGCCTCACCATTGGCAAAAACAACCGCAAGTACGTTTCTAATTGTTGGGACAAACCCGATTCCATTATCTTTACTCTGTAATAATTCAGACAACGCAATGGTTAATTTTTCTTGAATCTCTTCTCTTTTTGTTTTTAAATCTTTCCCTATTTTATCAATTAAGTCCACAAATTTACCCGTACCTTCAAAAATAAAATAATCATAATTGACTTGTGTTTTACCATCGGTATTTGTTATATCTAAACTATTAAAAATGTTATTTTTAATTAAATCTGATTTAAAATTACTAATATCTAAATCTGTTGGTTGACTTGATTTTTTTTGTGCTTTATATGATTCAACAAAGTCAATATCATTTCCTTGAACTTGTTTTGTGAATACTTTATATTCAATAGCACTTGGTATACTACAAGCGGTTTCCTTACCACTAATAGTATACTTACCCTTTGTCCCACAAGTTTTATTACCAGCTAATAAAGCGTTATATTTATCAATTAACCCTTTAAGTTTGGTTATAGCATCACTTCTTTTTTGAGGTGTATTAATTTCCGCCTTAAATGTGTAAACTCTCGAACCACCCGTTTTTAAAATGAAAAAATTCTCAGTATCCATATAGGTATTAAACCAAGATTGTGGTGTATAATAAAACACATTACCTTGATAATCCTGTAAATTACTATTATATGTGTCTAAATCCGTTAATGGGTCCAAATTTTGTTTAGTGAATGAATCAAGAATATTTTTAATAAAATTTTCAATTCTTTCTTTCATTTGCATCAAAGTAATCTCCGGAAAATCATCAGGTATCATACCTTTTGATTTATATTCACTATACAATTCTCTAATTTTTTGATATCCTCTTTCAACAACTAAATCTTCAACTTTTGATTTTGAACCACCACCTTTAGTTGTTTGAATTTTTAATCTTGATTGGTACATATGTGGTGTCGCCATTAATGCTCCCATAGTAACTTCAGTCAAAACTGTATATTTGTAGGTATAAAAAGTTAAATCTACATTGAAATTCCCATCGGCAGCGTTATATGTTGTTGTAAAGTTTTGTAACATTAACCCCAATCTAACTGCTTTACCATAGTAACCTTTAATTGTTAAATAAAACAACGGATATGGTAAATTAAAGAAGGCGGCATATGGTGAGTTATCCCCACCTTCAAATAAGGCTCTTCCTTTAATATCAACTAATCTCATAGAGATTGTTGGTAAAAAATCTAACCCTTGACGAATACTAATTGAGACAATACCTAATAACCCATTATCAACAGAACCCGCCTTACCATTTGAGTTCATTGTTTGAGTTATATAATAATCATCACTATTATTTGGATTTTGTATTGAGTTTAGTTTTGGTTGATTAACACCGTTACCTTTAATAGTGTCTTTACCTGTTAATTCATCAGTATATGAATTATCTAACTTACCTTTATTACCAGGATTTAAAAAATTAATCTTGGCAATAGAAACTGTTCTAATTGAGTCATTATTTGCGGTACCAATAGCCAACTTAGTTCTTGGTAATAAATTACACTCTAAGTTTGCATACATCACCAAATCTTCTTGACGAACATATCTTTCTTTTACATTATTATCAGCATCAACAACCTTATTTGGGTCTACAATTGTTATATTATTGTAATCGAATTCTACTAATATATTTTCTGACCTATCTACCATAATAAAAGAAGTGATTATCTAATTCATTTTTATAATCTTGTAGAGAAGCTACTAAAGGAAATGGAATAGTCAAGATAGCACCATCAGGAATAGACCATTCTTCACACCCATATACCGTATTTGCAGCAAGTATTAACCACCCAAATGTAGGTGAGTTATAGTATTGTTGTGAGATTTTATCCATTCGAGATTGTCCTAATTTATAGATATATCTTTTATCTGTTGATTTACTTGGCAATGGAACGTGGGGAACAATAGTTTGACTCCCATTTAATAAAAATTCGTTATACCTGTTGTAATTTTGTCTTCCCGCCATTTTTAATTAAATTGTGTTTTATCTGTCCAAATAGTTTTATCACCATTGTTATTACCTTTATATAATAATTGTAAATCAGCACTTTGTTTTGCAATTGTTGTTGGGTTCGGTGTTGTCGTATATGTAAATTTACGTGATTTTCCTTTATTGTAAGCACTAGTATTAAGATATGTTACATACTCAGCATTTTTCTTAATACTAACATATCGTTTTGATTCCGCCTTTAATTCATTATCAACCCTATCTTTAAATGTGTCACATATTTTATCAAATTGTTTTGTTAAACTACTTGGTGAAGTTATTTTAGATAACTCACCTGATATAATAGTTGTTTTAAAACTTTGAAGTTTATTTTTATTATTAAAAATTTGAGCCATAACCATAAAGAAACTTTTATCACTTAAGTTAGTTTCATCAAATGATGTTGAACTTGGTGTAAAACTTCCCGGTTTATCATATGTTTTTCCTGGTATAATACCTTGTGCTGGATTACTAATGAAATCACCATATTTCATTAATCTAGCACCAACTAATTGAAAATCTCTCCATAATTCTTCATAAGTATTTGATGGTGGACCAGCACTTGCTTTATCAACCTCAGATGTACCTGAAAGACTATATATTTTAGGACCTAAATTATCAATAATAAGACCATCTGTTAATGTTGTTACTAAATTAACTTTTCTAAACACTTGAACCATTGTTTGTTCTTGTTGAGTAATATTATTACCGATTTGAGTAATACCATTACTAAAATCGTTTTTATAATCATTAACATATTTTTTTAAATTGTCTTTAACACGTTTGATAACTGTTTCATCATTATATTGTAATGCTTTTAACCCAACTATTAATATGTTTGTACCGCTATCAATATCCGTAATCACACTATTAAATAATTCATCAACACTTGGTTGGAACGATTGTTTACCAAAAATAGTAACTTTTTGAGGTTGGTTTGGTATTGTAAAATCTCCATTAATATATTGTCTTGTTTTACACATTAATTGCCAAATTCCATCGTTATAAGATTTTGTTGTGCTTTCCGCTTGATTAACAATGTTAGTGTAATACTCTTTAGTAACTTCCAATAATTTATCCATTATTGATTTATAGTTAATGTCACCAGTATCACCATCAGCGTTTGGTACTGTTGTCATAATATCACCAATAGTTGTTCCCGCGTCATTTGTTTGTTGATTATTAACATCGTTCGAACTAACCGTTGGTTGAGTACCAACAATTGACTGTACCATTTGAGCATCTAATGCACTTGTATCTTCTGTCGCTGTTGCTCTATCATCATATATTTCAGTATTTGCATAATAATTGAACGATAATGCGTTTTGTAACTCTTCAACCGGTTTTGCAAGACCCATACCACCAATCATATCAAAAGCCATTGTTACTTTAGCCAACATTGGTTGAACACCGATTCCTTCAGGATTCATATCTAAAAGTAATGGTTCATAACTAAAACTAACCGTACTTGGAATAATTTTAGTATTATAAAAATCACCAATTCTTAGAACTAACACAGGAGGTGCACCAAATGCGGTATTTGAGGCGTCATTGTATTTTGGTTTACCATCTGTACCAATAACAGGAATTGTTTCACCAGGTCTAACACATTGGTTTAAGAACGTTAAACGGGCGTTTAATCCCTCAGGTGTCATAGAGTGAAAAGCTGGATTAAAATATTTAACTTTATCCTGTATTGAATCATAAACCATTGGTGAATTCTCCTTAATTGCTTCAAAATAATCACACTCAGATAACATTTGTCTAATAATTTTTTTAGTAATACCTTCCTTAATTTTTTGTTGTATAGTAACAATTGGTTCAACAGGTGGTGTTGTAGCCCCTGTTGTTGGTGGAACAACTCTAGGTGGGTCCGGTACCGGTGTTGGTGTTGGAGACGGTGTTACTTTAATGTTTTGAATTTTAACACGTCTACAAGCCATTGCGTTTACTGAGAAAACTTGAGCAACTTTATTAGTTGCTTGATTAGGAGTAATTTGAGCATTAATGTCATTAGTACAATTAACTTGGGCACCTAAACCCAATGGACTAACAGGTATAGAAATTGTTTCACCCGCAGCAACAGTGTTTATTGTTAATGATTTATCATCAATATATTTTGCTAATGTGTCCGCACCAACAGGAAATGTCTTTAAAAAATTAATAACCGAATCATATCGTCTTTTAGATAAATCCTCATTATAACTTTTTGATGCCGGAGCAGATGCTGAGGCAATCATATCAATAACAATTGACCCTTTTTTATTTTTTAGAATATTAAGAGCATCCGTAAAGAAGTTTTTCTCCCCCTGTGTAATAAATTTAAAATTTTCAATTATTACATTTTTAAAAAATTCTGTTGTATTTTTACTACTTGACCCCGCATTAAACACCCCATCAGCCATTGCTTGATATCTACCAATATTCATATTATCAACATAAGTGTTGTAATCACTAAGATACGCACTACTTGCCGTAGTCGAACCTTTTTTAGGTGGGCCAGGAATATCATTATCAAAATAAAACGCAAATTCTTTATATCTATTTTGGAAATCCGCAATTGTTGTATCCGGATTTGTTTGTGGTGTTTCTTTATTATTAATAGTGTTATCATCCCCTTTTTCAGCAACAACAGCCTTAACTTGACTCTCATTTACTTTTGGGTTTGTTAATATTTTTTGATAAGTATATAAATCCTTAATCGGAATTGTGTTAAATTTTTGAGCTAATTTATAAATATCGTATTTCACACAACCAGCAAAAAATGAATCCATTATTGAATTAATTCTATCTTTTTTCTGACCTTTTAATTGTTTTTCAACAATCGTATTCATAATAGAAGGGTGGTCAACAATAATCTTCCAACTTAACGTACCACTTCTTCTAGTGTCTTTATATGTGAAAATAGGTTCGGGTCTACCTAAAAATGATGTTGGATTCCAACTTGCGGTGCTACTATCAGTAAAAGAAAGTTCATATGGTGGAAACCACATAACTCTACCCCCGTTTGGCCCTTTTTCACAAACAGGCAATTCATCATAAGTAAAACCAGGCTTACTTGATGTTCTCCAAGCCAAATTTTCAATTGAGAACATATATTTTTTTGCATAACCGCCTTGACCACTACCCAATAAATCAAACGATTCGTCTTTATCCGGAACAATATTTGTTGAACCCGGATTTCTCATCGGAGCAATATTAAGGTTATACGTATTATCTAAGACAGAATTTGTAAATCTTCTTCCTGATGTTGTTATACCTTCAGTTTTTTGTAAATCCGCGTAAGTATAATACGGAGTATCCTTCGCAAACACTCGACAATACTCAATACCGGCTTCCCCACCGGTTGTTTGGTCTGTGTAAGAAACAACTTGTGAACCTTTAGTCATTTCTTTATAACCATCGTGGAATACCTTACTAACTTGGTTAATCGCATTTCCAACGTGTTTTAGTCTTGTTATACCTTGAACATTATCGGCAGAATTTACTAATCTTTGAGTTTCATCTAAAATTGAGGTTTTTTTAAACTCAATATTTGTTGATTCATCTTGAGTATAATCACTACTAATTAAATTGAATCCTGTGTCTATAGAACCTTTTCCGCCACCTGGTGTTGCGTGATACCCCGCAGCCCCTTTATATTTTGGTGATGTCCAAACAAATTCACCATCTAAACTACCACCATCGCTTGACGATTTAGCGGCTAAACCAAAATTAAGTAAATCAGAATTTCCCTCAAATAAAATACCTAATTCTGAAGGTCCATATACAGGAGCTTCCGTTTGTTGACCAAAAGCGTTTACCGGAACTTGATTTGCTGGTGAAGTTATTGATGATGGTTCAGCCGTTTTACTACCAACATAATAACCACCCGCTAAAGTTCCATTACTATTTAATACCGCATCAAATATTGCTTGACCAATACCTAATAACCCACCGTATTGACCATTATACGCTGGTTGATATCTGTTATATTCAAGGTTATTGAATAATGCCGACCTTTGTCCATTCCCCGTATTAACTAAGAATATTTCAGAAGGATTTCTTTTTTTATTTAATATCGGTGATAATAAACCCCCCGTTAATTGATTCGCAACATTTAACGCATTTGAAGTTTGAGGTGTTTGACCATTTTTTGTGTTATCGTCAAAATAATCCCCCGGAATTAATGAAACCGGCCAATACGCACCAGCTAACTTAGTTACTAAATCAACCACCCCAACAATAGGGTTTTCAGGTACTGTAATTGTCCAATCTTTATATATTAAAGGTTGTTGTCCCGAAATAAGTAAACTCGCTTCAAAAGGGTCTTGTAATGATTGTAAATTAACCATCCCAACCGTATTAATCTGAATTTCTCGATTAATTCTGTATTGGAACGATTCTTTTAATTTTTGACTTGCCAACCTAGCCATATAAGAATCCTGAGATAATGAACCATTGTCTCCTGTTGGATTGTCATTTAATAAAATACTATATGGTGAGTAAGTTGAAGGTACAAAATTTGAATTGTAAGGTATGTGTAATGGGGAACCTAAAGTACCGTCATTGGTTATATCAACCATATCATTGTAACCCCCAACAGGCCCAAAATAATTACTTACATAGGCACTATCAATAAAAAATTCATTTACTAAATCTAACGCTGTATCATCCGGACTATATTCTCCCTGATTTGAATTTACCGGTAACGGTACTCCATTATAATCTAAAGTAGTGTTGTACCCACCATTTGGCCCAAATTGGTTTAATGGATATAATTGTGCAGCAAAAGGGTCGTTACCTATTAAATCATTTGGAGAGTCAATCACATTAAATGAACTTAACACAACCTCTGTATCTAAATCTGACGATGGGGGTGTATATACACCTGTAACACCATATGGAGTTAAATTTTTACTTAATAAAGTATTTCTAAACGATGATGTAGACGCAAATGATAATGGACTATTTGGCATATTTTATTCTTTTATAATAAATAGATTCTCACCTATTTTTTAAAATTATTGTTCATTATTTTTTGAGGACTAGATTCTGGTGAATTTTTATTTAGTTCCATTGTAACAGTTTTTGTTAAGGATTCCTTAATACCTGTTTTATTTAATACTTCCATAAATTGATGTTCAGTTATATTATCACCTTTAACATCAACACTAAAGTTCATTTGAACTACGATAGGTTCTGAACTACCTTGACCACCACTTGATTTACCTCCATATAAGTCAGTACCACCAACCAATTTTAATTCGTCTTGTTTGTGTGTTTCAATTATAAAATCATCAACTTTAAGTTTTTGCGACCCGGTTGCGGTTGTTGATTTAGCGGCCGCACTACTAACACCTAAAGATTTCCCTAATGTTCCTATACTATTATTTAGTAATTGAATAATTCCATTTTGAGATTTACCTAAATTATCGGTAGCAACTTTAGCATTACCCATCGCCTCTGTCCAAGTACTTCCAAAAGCTGTTTTAGTGTTTTCACTAATTTTAGAGAAAGACTCTGTAACATCCGCCATTGTTCCCGTTCCTTTTGCAAATTTATTTAAAACATCAAAAGCAATATCTGTTGTTTCATCCAAACCTTGACCAATTTTTTTAGACGTAACACCTTTTGCCACTGTTCCTAACCCTTCAACTATTTCTCTTGGTGCTTCAGTAATCGCTTTACCACCTCTACTTCCCGCAATGGCTGCCGGTAGTCTTTTTGACATAGATTCTAAAATCTTCTCAATTCTTTCTGAACTATTTAATTGACCTTTAGCCAAGTCCTCCATACTTTTTGGTTTTGACGCCTCAACTAACGCTTCTAAATCTGTTGAATTTAATTCAGATACCGCCTTTTCTTGAGCTTTACCATCTTTATCAGTAAAATTAACAACATATTGACCACCCTTCATTTCCGCCATATTGGCAATCATAGTCTTTTGTTCGTCAGTTGCCGCAGGGAATTTAATCTTCTTCATCTTATCATCCAAATCAGCACTTGCTAACGCCATTTTAGATAATTGACCCAATGGTAAACCCATCTCTTTTTCAATCTCTCTCATTTGACGTTTAGCCCCCGGCATAATTTCAAAACCGGTTCCGTCTTTTTTCAATTGGACAAATTGTTGAGACATTTTTGACATCTGATTTTGTAATTCACCAGGGTCATTTTGTGCCAAGTCCATCAATCTTAACGGGTCCAATAAATCACTTTGAGCAACACCTAATCGTTGCATTGACGCCGCCATATTAATAGCCCCTTCAGGGTCAAAAACTTTTTCAGCAAAAGCCAACGAGTCTTTCATATCAATTCTTAAACTTGTTGCTTGAGCCGCCATTTTTGCCAATCCTTGAACTCCCCCTTCAAAATTATATTTGTTAAGAGCGTCCATATTTTGTAACACTTGTCCTGAAACCGCACTTGCGTTAACTCCTGACGCTCTCGCAATATTAACAACATCCCCCATTTGTTTGGTTGCATCATACACAGAAATACCAACATCTTTAAATGATTTAGTAATGGTTCCCGCGTCTTGACCGGAAGCCTTCATTGTTGCATACATATCCTTAAAAGCATCTGTGGATAATACCAAATTTTTACCTAATGTAGTCGAAACACTTTGTTGAATATCTACAATAGTTTGAAAATTTCCCCCTAATTCAGTTACATCGGGTATTGCGTTTGCAAGGTTTTGTCTAATAGCAGCAACCGCCTCTCTACTAGCACCAAACGTACCTAATACTTTAGCCGCACCATCATCAACTTGCTTTAACGTATCTAGAATAACAGCAGGGTTAAAATTATCGGTAAATGCTTTACCTAATTCTTTCCCCATTTTTCCCGCCATATCACCTATTCCACCGGTTTCTTCTCCTGCCATAACAAATGTGTTTTATACATAAATACACCAAAGAGTAGTTTTAAATTACGTCTTTGGTGTATTATCTTCAATTATCCTATCTATAAGGTATTTTCTAACATATGTCGGAATTTGAAAGAATTCAGTATATGAAGTTCTAATAAATTTCGCCATAAAGTAATATTCTTCAATCAGAAGTTGTCTGTGATTAGAAGAAAGGCCGAAAAAACTCCACCCCAAACGATATCTCAAATGATATCTTTTCTCCTGATGGGGCGATTGCGGCTCTCGTTAATTCTAACGATGGTTGGTTATCTCTAATAAATTTACGGATATATTTTGAATCCATAATTGGTAGAGTACTTACAAATAATGCAATATTTGATTTATCGGAATCACCATTAAATTCCACAATATGTTTCATCAATCTAAGTGTAACTATTGGTGCTGTTCTACCAACAGGGTAAGTATCAACTATTGAACTTATTTCCAAAGTATCTGAATATGTTAACGGTCTTAATTTAACAGTAACACCTGATTTTGGTAATTTTGTTGTAAATAACCCATTTTCATCCGGTTTAACTTCAGTTTTTCTAATATCTAATTCATCCAAAATAACCGAATGTGAAAAAGGTTTTTTTGTTTGAGGGTCGGTTAAACTTACAGTATATTCAGGTCCAAAAGATGTGTTTCTTAAGAATAATAAAATTGCTTCAACATCCCCGTCAATTAACTCTTCCGGTCTTAGGTCGTGTTCATACATTTTATTTCTAAGTAATGACATAATAATGTTATCATTAGTTCCTTGACCCGACATTAACGAGTTTTCATCTGTTGCTGTTAAATAACCTACTTTTATTGATTTCTTTTTTGATTTATAAAAAATCCCACCTGAAGGTAATTGTACAACATCGTGTGGTAAGTTGAAATTTTCGGTTCCAGCATTTACAATATCTTGTTCCATATAATTTTGTTTTTATTATAAATAATAGTTAGTTAAAAATTTATATAAAGTATTATAAATAAAAAATCCCACTAATGTGGGATTAATTTTGTTTTTATTACAATGTTAGTAAACTAATATACATCTATCCATACGTAAAGTTGTAGATATAGTCGCTAAAGCATCTGTACCATAAGCCAACGAATCAAAGTTAACATCAGATAAGAAAGTTCCTTCTAATATCCATTTTTCTACAACAACACCTGTTGGGTCTAACATTTCAAGGTCAACATTCTTTTTATATCCCGCTGCGTACCCCATACGTCCTGTTACAGACTCCGCACATAAACGAACCCACTCCATAAGAGCTTGAGACGCTGAAGGACCAATTGGGTCTCTGAATTTAACCGGGATAGTACTCCAAGTAAAACGTCCTGCAACATATGTCTCAGTATTTAAGAAAGGTATCGCCACCGGAGCTATCGTTATGTGTGGTCTAGCAGCCGATTCTACGAACCATTCGTTAATCCCTAAAGAAGAAGGGAATCGTACAATAAACCTATTTTGTCTTTTTGGTTCATACGGTATGGGCATTTTCATTAATAAATCAGCCATTGTCTATTTGTTTTTTAATTTTTATTTTTTATCTTGTTTATTATAAATATAACCTATTTAATTTTTATCACTTGACTTTTAAAATTAAAATATTTATCATTCTAGAAATCCTAGTTTTTATATTAATATTTATTTTATAGTTTTTATTTATTAAATAGTTTTTATTATAATAATTATTTTAATATTCTTTTTTTATTCCTCCAGCCGTTGAATACGTTTTAATAATATTCTCTGGGTCTTGCTCAAAATGTTTTTTCACAACATCCACATTTTTTAAGTCGTCATCTGAAAAACCTATCTTAGGGACAAAATAATTATTTATTTTATTTTTTAAATAAGCGTGTTTTTGTATATATTGTGACATATCCTTAACATATTTAACAAACTCATTTAACGCTTTAATTTTACCTTCCTCCGGATTAGTCGCAGAACCTTCACCATAAGTTACTGGATAAAACTTACATAAATCCAAATATTCTCTAATCATCTCTCTTTTAGATATATTGTCCTCGTCAGCTAAATCTCTGTATTTTTCTAAATTTTTAACTAATTCATTTGAATCTATACCATTATAATTAGATATAATATAATTATAACAAGCCTCTTTTAAAACTGATGGTGTGTGCCCTCTTGCCGTAACAATTGAAAATATTGAACCATTATTGATTGCTTCAACAAAATCATTCCAAGCGGGACCTGGTTTAGCAGTCATAGCATCAATAATAAATTGTTTGTCCCCCTGAACACCAAAATAAAAAAATGGTTCATCTGAAAAACTAACAATTTTGTGACCATCAAATTCAAAAGGTTCTTTACCAATTTCTTCTCTATATGTTGCAAAATCTTCTGTCGACATTCCTACAGTATCCCCTTCTTCGTCTTTTAACAATATTTTAGTTGGCATTGAGACAATATTGTCATCCCAATCAAATGCGTAATATTTTTCATCCGGTGCTCCAAATTCATCAATACCTTCGACTATCTTATTTTTTAACATACATTTAAATTAAGGCTTAATTATGACCCACTATTACAATGGGTCATAATTTTTATTATTATATATTCTCGAAAGAAGCTCCGGTTGGAGTAATATAGAACGTAATGTCTATAAATTCTAACGATTTGGTTGGTTTGATATAAATCTTACCTGTCAACTGATTTCTATCTAAGTCAGCAGTATCAGAAGAAACTGTTACTCGGAAATCATATAAACCTCTGTCTCTTCTAATCGCATCCAAGATAGGGTTAACCGCATTTAAGAAGTCTTGTCTTACTTTTTGGTCGTTTTGCTCAAACAATAATCTTACAGATACCGCTGAAATCAATTTACGAGCTTGAAGTAATAATCTTCTAACATTTATTCTATCAAGTGCTGATTGAGCCACTTGTAGAGTTTTATTACCCCAAATAACTGTTCCAACATCAGAGAAAGTAGCAATTGGATTAATACGTCCTTGATAAAGTACGTCTCTATCTTCTTGAGTAAGTTTCTTTCTCGCTTTAACTGCGTTTACAATACCTCTTGTGTAACCTGCCGCTGCGAACCAAGGGAACGCAATGTTATCTGTTAACGCTAAGTTTTTAACAACCTCACCTGTTGGTGGTAAATAGATTTGTGTATTATTTACACTATCTCTTACTAAAATCCAAGGGTAATATGTTGCGGTGTAGTTAGAATCAATATTAACTAAATTATCAACAGCTTCTTGTGGATAAATTAAATCCGTTGGATTAGTTGTTGACGGTACAAACATTTTATAATCAGGTGTTGTACAAATATATAACGAATCCGCTCTATTAAATTCAATCATATCAATAGCACTCTCAACTAAGTCACCGTGATTAACAGCATCAATACCCGGTGTTACAAATAAATTAATATTTACAGCCTCAGGGTTTGAGAACGTTTGTTGACCTAATAAGTATGCGTAATAATCTGAATTACCAAAATCTTGACTATTATCTCCAACTGTAATTTGTTTAAACGCACCCCAACCTGTTGCTGAAGGGTATCTAAAATCAGGACAGAAACCTTTTAAGAATTGAGGTTTACCAATTTTGAAATTATCTGTATTAGTTCTTGATTCTCTATAGATATCCCAACCATCAAAACCACCTTGTACTAATAATGAGAATTTACGTGCGTAAATAAAATAGTATGGGTTTGCAGTACTTTCAGGGTCTTTAACAAATGGTGCTGAACCAACAAAGAATTCAGGTTTACCTGTTCCCGGATAAATGATTGATGCCGCATTTATATCCATATGGAAACCTCTTGTTTGAACATTCCATTGAGCGTAATCACTTTCTTTACATAAATCTAATGGAAGTTGTTTTCCTTTATAGCTAAAGAAGTCAACATCGTAACCTGCACCGTATCCTGTAGAAATACCTAAATAAGTTCTACGAACATTATCACCAGGACTTGATTGTGTTACATTACCACCTGAAGCATTACCAAATGGTGGGTCAAACACTACCTCACCAGGAAAGTCATATTTAGTTTTATAAATAGGGAATGGTGATTGAGATGTACCGTATTGTCTAAATTTGAATCCTTGGAATCCACAAGGAAGTGCGTCTGTCGGAGCATCTTCATTCATTTCTACCATTATATATTTAGAGTTTAATGTATACTCCCCATCAACTGTACCAATTTTCACACCAATAAATGAATTACTATTTGGGTCCATTGAGCAATTTGTAAATTTTTCAATAACAATTGGATTAGCATCACTATCAAAGAAATCTCTAACCAATACGTCAAATGTTTGGTTAGAAAATGACATATTAACTAAAGATATTTTAACTTGAGTATTTGCGTCATCACCGTCGGAAATTGTTGTAAATCTAAATAAATTGAAAACTTTACTACCTCTTAACTCAGAAACAACCCACGGAGATACCGG